TTTCCAGCTCGAACTGACCGTATTCTCCGCCCATATCTGCCATGTGAAAATGACTGATAAGACGTCTGCCGTTCATTGAAAATCCCCTGCTCAGCAAGTCGGCATCCGTGTAGGAAAATACCGCCGGCTCGCTGACCGGAGTTATCCGGACGCAGTTTGTTTCCCTGATATAGGGGTATGTTCCGCAGAATTTGTAGGACAGATTCACAACGCCGTCCCACATGGTTGACTTTCCGCTGAGATAAATATACCCCGTCTGACTGGAATTATCCTCGTGTGTAACGTAAGGAAGCGCATAGTAGCCGTCCATAAGCTGATTGAACGTGATATTTGATTTCAGCCCCGGCTCTATCTGATTCTGGCAGAGAAGCGAGGTAAATCCTCTTGAAACGAGCGAAACTATTCTGCTTCCGCCGGAATACGTCACTTTAAGAGTATCAATAAGTCCGTGGTGGACAAGCTTCTGACCAAGATAGAAGAAAATTTCCGCCGAATTTTCAAAATCCTCCGCATCGGCGTGAATCTGCGCATTAAGAAGCGTATACGGCAGATAGGTATTCTTTCTGAAACGAAAACCGATAAGCTTTTCCTCAGTGATGAGAGTTCCGTCCGTCTTTTTCACTGTAATGCTTGCTGTCATGAGGATTCCTCCTCCCCGACGGCTTCAGCGGTAACAAGCGTGATTACCGCATAGATGAAATCCTCGCCCTTATCCTCGGAATTGAACGACTGCACACGGCATCCGCTGAAAACAAGTCCCCTGTAAGTCACTGTACACGACTGACCGCTGCGGAGCATATCGGAAGCCGTCTTTACAAAATCAGCCGAACCTTCGCATATCCTTCCGGAAAAAGTGAGCTTCATCGCCTTAGGACAGGTATTTGTGATAGTTCCGCCGCCTGTAACGAGGGGTTCTTCGGCAAAGGTACGGACAGCCGCCGCCTTGAATCCCTCACACCACAGAGTCATATTTCCGATAACTACTGGAACAGCCTCACGGCTTGTTATAGTTGTAACTGAGTTCACACAACGCTCCTTTCTGCCTTGATAATACCGCTGAGCGATACCTTGACAGTCATCACAAGGCGGCGTATATTTGAATCAAATTTCACGGTCATGCCGCTGAGTCTGCCGGACGCTCCGGCAACAGATGTACCGATATATCTGTCGTAATAGCTGTAAATATCGGTCATGGAGCAGCTTTCCGGAGCCGTTATTCTCAGAGCCGCCGCCGCTGTATATGGTATGTAAGCCGTATCGAGCGTGTAGATAGGAGTACTGCTTTCAAAGGCGCAGATATCCACGACAGTGAAGATATTTCCGGTTCTTTTTTCAATCGGAACGCAGTCAAATGCGCTGTAAACGTTGGGAGTTCCGGCTTTTTCAAGCTCCGCTTTTATGCTGTTGATTATAGTTTCAAGCATTTTATACCTCCTAAATTCCGGCAAAGGTGAACGTCTGCGGCTTGATGAGGTCGCTGCACAGTTCGAGATAATCACGCAGAAGCTTTTCCGAATACGCAAGAGCAGAATCCTTACCGTCACTGAGCATTTTTCCGGCATAGGTGATTTCTGTGCGGTCACGGGATGAGATTATCTGACGATAGCGATGATTTGCAGCCGCCGCACAAAGAAAATTCAGCCGGACATCGCTTTTGTCTGCATCCGGAAGAATCATTTTTTCAACCTCTGAAAGCGCAAGCTCTATCAGCGGAGCGTATTTTTCAGAATCCTCCTCGCCGGAGAACATCCTGAAAAGCGATTTTACTGATTCAATATTCATATTTCCTCCTATTTAAGGGAAAATTCCGCTGTTGTGTCGGATGCATCATTATCCGGTTCAAGCTGAATTTCCACACCCTTGCCGAAGCACTTTTTTTCAAGAAATTTTTTCAGTTCAATAAGCTGAGATGTGTTCATGCTTCTTGCGGCAACAGATGTTATATCCGCCGCTGAATGTCCGCCGTTGAAGAAGGCAAGCTTTCTGATGTCACGGCGAAGCTCCTCGTGAGCCTGTGCTATATCGCCCTCTACGGGAACGCTTTCAACGCTGTCGGCGGAAAATTTCTTTGTAACGCCGGCTCCTGTCTGCGCCGGAACTGCCACAAAGCTCCATTCATAGGCATCCGTGATATCGTCAATAATCCTGTGAGCAATTTTGCCGTTGTATTTCTTTCCGGAAACGTGCGCACAATTCGCATTGCCGCAGACGGAGCATATCCTCTTTGACGCTGAGCACGAAATGCTGACTTCCTTTTTGATACCGCCGTCGATTTCAGCGATAAGACTGCGGTTTTCGTCCGTTCTGACCATATAAGCTTCTGCCCTGACGCATTTGTAGATATCACCGTTCTTTGTGCGGCGCTCGCTGTCAGAAACTACCTCAGCCCCGAAGATACGGGCAGTCTGCTTCGAAGAACTCGGATCATGGTCGAAAATACCTGTTTTTCCCACAAAAAGCTCTGCGATTTTTTCAAGCGCACCGTCAGAAAAACGCTCTCCATCCCTGTCGATATCGTTGTCGCAGAGAATAACAGAAAAAGCATAAACCTCGTCCTCAGTGAAAGGTCTGCGTGTAAATTTATTGATTTTTTCAAGCATTTCCTTATCCATAGCCATATCCTTTCGCAAAATAATGGGTTCTCCCCCGCTTTAAAACGGGGGAGATTGTTTTTAGCCGATTGCAAGAACCTTTACTGCATCGGGAGTGATCTTGCGGAATCCGCAGGTGATAGATACACTGATCTGATCAAGCTGCTGACCGATAAGCTTGTCAGTTTCCATGACGAGGTCGGTGCTTGTGATGAATTCAAGTGCAAAGTTTCTGTCAAGACCGATAATCTTTCCGGCTGGAACAGCGGATGTCTTTACGACCTCTGAGCCAAATGGGAGAATAAGCTTTCCGTCCTTGTCGGAAGTGCAGTCAGAAAGCTGTTCCATAGCTGCGATAAGGGAAGCATTTGCCGGTGAAGCAAGAATCGTTGTCATATCGAAGCAGTCGAATCTGCCGTAAAGTGACGCAAGATCGCTGTAAGTAAGGCTGTCCGCTGTGATCTGCTCTGCGTTTTCGGCAAGAACCTCAACAGCCTTTGAAGCCACGCTGAGCGCAAGCTTTACGCCGATACTTCTGAGCATGATGCCGAAAACATCAAGTCTCTGCGGACGGATAGCCTCATAGGAAGCGTTGATAAGTCTGCCGTACTTCACAAGAGTTACAGCCGTGTCGCTCTCTCTGACAACTGCCGCCGGAAGCTGAGATGCCTGTGCAGTTGTGATATATTCAGCTGTATCATCAAGCTCACAGCCGAGATACTGTCCGGAATTGCTGATAGTTTTAACAGCGCATACGGAAGAAATGACTGTTTCATCGAAGCCCTTTCTGATGCAGCGTGTTACAAATTCAGGGAAAAGAACTGCTGTTTCGGTAGAAGTAAAGAACTTCTCCACGCAGTCGCAGTCAGGACCGCTCACCCTGATATTGAATCGCTTGAGCTGTCTTTCAAAGGCGTCAAGCTTTTCAAGCGGAGTTCCGCTGTATGCTGATGTAGGATCAAGCTCCTCGAGAGCGGCTGTAAATGATTTGCCGCTAAGATTGTAAAGTCCCTTTTCAAGTCTGATATCGTTATACATAATATACCTCCAAAAAATCACTTATTTTCTTCTTTTTCGAGTCTCATTTCAATTTCAAGTGCCTGTGCATTTTTCAGACGTGTCTCTGCAAGAACAGATTCATCCTGAAGATTTATATTATCCCATTCCACACGGCAGACAGCTTCTGCGCCGACAGAGCAGAGATAAGCATTTCCGATTTCCGTGATTACCGGCGTAAGCAGACGTCTGTAATATTCAAGCTCGGATGTGAGGATATCTGCCTGCTGAGAGGACATCCTCTCTGTACTGCTCCATGTAAGACCAAGCAGAAACGGCGGTATAGAGAGCTTTGCGATGATCTGCTCCAGAAGCTGACGAACAGGGATATTCGTATCAAAAAGCTGATTTTCAGCCCCGATGACCTTTATATCCACATCGCCGACTGCCACGAAATCCTTTACCTGACCGCAGCGTGAAGCGTTCATGCCGTCTGCCCATTCTCTCGCTATCTGCTGAGCACGTTCACGGGAATGTATCATATCGCCCGACTCACCGGACGGCTTATAGGTTATTGCATAGCGGACATTTCCGGCACGGTCAAAATTCTGACCGATGCACTCGTATATCCTGAGAAGTATATTGCTGAGTGCCGGAAGTCCTCTGAGAAGTGAACGGCCTCCGACAAGCGAAGCATAGAGAATTCTCTCCGGATTGGCTATTTTCCTTTCGCCTCCTCCGGAGCATCTGACCGTGTAGTTCCTTGAAAAAGGATCTGCACCGGAAGTCACCCTGAGCCTTGTAACATCGCCGTTCCATAAGCCGGCAATGCGGTTTTCCTTCGTATCTACGGCGATTTCTCCAACTGCGCTGCCGTATGTAAGCAGACTGTCAAGAAAATTATCGGCAAAAGTTCCGACAGATTTTCCCGTAAGCCCGACAGGAACGCTTTCCATGAAGCGGTCAAGCTGTTCCTGATAATTCTCGTCCGAGCAGACAATGCGAAATCCACCCGTAAGGCGGATTATCTTCATGATAGCCGCATCCAGCACAGGGACGGCATATCTCAGCCTGTCGTAAAGCTCAGCCTCCAGCGGATCAATCATCGCCGGAACTGCATTTCCAGCCGGAATACAGCGGCTTGCACAGGCTATTTCCGGAGCTGTCTGCACGGATTTCTGTTTTGATCTGAAGAGTTTCATTTTTCCTCCTTCTGCGTGTGATAGGGAGTATAGTGCTCCCGCAACGGTACTTGCGACTTATCGTGATACAGATACGGCAAAGAAATCGTCGCCCTTTTCCGAAGCGAGCATATCTGCCACAAAGTATCGCATATCGTCCATAGCGTGGTCATTTTCTTTCACAGGAGCGTCCGTGCCGGCTTTTTCACTCCAGCGGTAGAGCTGAAATTCCCTGAAAATATCCCTGCATGATTCGTGAAATTTAAGCCTGTTCTGTTTAAGAGCGGCGCTGACCTGTCTTATTCCGGTGATAACATCGTTGTCAGCCTTAACAACTCTGAATTTTCCGTGTCTGCGGATACACTCAATAAAGCTTGCGGCGGATGGATCAACGATTACCCGTGAGATTTTCTTCTCACCCGCAAGCTCCTCCAGAGCCGAATAATGTTCCTCGTCCGTGCGGGAAACTCCCTCTTTTTTCGAGGAATAGTAGTATTCCTTCAAGCGGTGCCAGACGCCGCCGCAGAGTCCCCACAGACCAAAGGATGACGGATTTACCGTGCCGTAATCACAGGAAATGACATAGCTTTCGCAGTCGATTTCGCCGCTGTAAACGTGTGCTTCACGGCTGAACATCGGATAGACCACCCCTTCTGAGGCAGTCCACTTACCCAGCACGAAGCGATCATAGAATGCGCCGGAATACAGCCTTTTATAGCGGTTTTTCATGCTTTCAGAGAGAGACGGGTTATCATCCATAGTGAAATGGAGATACAACGCCTTTTTCTCATCAGCTTTTTTTATCCACTCGTTGTAGAACCAGTGTGCCGGATTGTCCGGATTGCAGTTGAACCACATTTTCGAGCCGCTTACCGAGCATCTTGCAAGAGCCTGTTCCACGAAGGATCTCGGCATAAGAGCCGCCTCATCGAAGAAAACTCCGGAGAGCGTCATACCCTGAATCAGCGAAGC